ATTTGATTGTAATATAGTCTTCTATTCGAAACTCGTGTGACTCTCTCCAGTTTTGCAGCGTAGTCTCTTTCCTATTTACATAAGAAAATCTAGAGACATTGTCTTTTATTAATAAGTCCCAATCTCTGTCAGAGCTTATTAGCCATACTTGTTCAGCAATAAGATTAGCACTTAAATAAGCTGCTATATCGTCTGCCTCAACTCCGTCGTATTGAAGAACAATACAAGTCTCTTCTAAACAGCGTAAGGTATAGTGCATTTCATCGTAAAAGTCTAAAAATGCTTGCTTCTCCTGATCTGTTTGTTTCTCGTACCGTTCTTTCCTATCCATTTTGTATTCTGGATAGATATTCTTTCTATATCTACTGTTACCTTTATCACAGGTGATAATTATCGTCCCACACTTGTAGGAAGTAGCAAATGAATTAACAGTTTTGATATAGTCTTCAGAAAAGTCTGTTTTATTTTGATGCTTCCATCTAAATCCTAAATTAAGTGCATCAATTACTAATATTCTATTCTCATCTCGCGTTTGCAAGCTCTGAAATGTTATCGCCATTTATAAATCTCGGTTTTTCATTTATTAACCACTCTTCTGCTATCATAACATAGCAGCCTAAGTGCGCCACATACATATATTTCTTTGTTTTCTGTGGTTCATCTCGAACTACTACAAAAATTTTCGATCTATTGTATTTAAAGAACAATACAGGCTTTCTATCTGTTTTTTTCGCTTGATCTACTGCTTGTTCCCACCATCTTATAAACTCACTTGATTTATTAGTCAATATTTTATCATCAAAATGTGAGTTCTTATAAAATTTTACTTCGATACAATAGTGTAATGCTGTATCTGGAACAAACAGGTCTCCTTTCATAAAAGGAAGCGCACCTGACATAGGAACTCTTTCAAAAGGTAATCCTGTATGTTTTCTTAGTAGTTCTTTTACTTGCTTTTCTCCCTCGGCTCCTTTAGCTCGGGAATCAACCATTGTTTTCTCCTTATTCTAACCTACTTATATCGAACTCTTTTATAACCTCTACTTTTTCAAGTAAAGGATGAGTCCAACCATGAGAAACTATATAGGTGTTTAATCCTTCTTCTTGTAAAAGAACTTCCACCAATTTCTCTCTTCCTAGTTCATCTAATACGTTTATAACTTCATCTAAAAATAAGACATTAATCCTACTTTTAGAGATACTACTCATTAATTTTCGTATAGAAATTAAAGTAGCAGTATTAACTCTTGCAAGTTCTCCACTACTCAAAGCTAATATATCAACACTTCTTCCATTATCAGAAAGAGCTACATTTAACTTATCATTTTCAACGACAAAATTTAAGTTAAACCTTCCATCACTTAATTCAGCTAAATACTCATTAGTTAAATCTTCGAAATCTTTAACTAAGTTTTCTAGCTTATAAGCAATTAAACCATTATTAGAAAAAGCTCTTTTAAGTACTTCTAAATTTGTGTGTATTTTTTCTTGTTCAAGTAACTCTTTCTTAAAGTTTTTAAGTTGTTTTTCAAACTCTTCTGTTTGTTCGAGGATGACTTGAATTCTGGTATTGTATTTTTGTCTTTTCGTGTTTTCATTTATAGTTTCCTCTAGTTTATCTCTAGTCTCTTTTATAGTAGTTTTTAGCTTAGAAATTTGTTGTGATAAATCTCCTCCACTTAAAATTTTTGCCGGTACAGAATTATCTACTCTACCTATTAAATCTTCAAATTCTGCTTGTTTCTTTCCTTTCTTTTCTATAATGGAATTGAGACGCTTAACTCTTTCTAGTACGACGCTTAGGTGTACTTCTTCCTCCTCTGCCTCGCGGTTTCTTACCTGGCTTTGGCTTTTTAGGCTTTGGATTGTTCCATGATCTATTTCTTGTTTGCATGTTGGACATTTTCCTTCTAATTTCTCTAAGTCAGAAATTGCTTTGGCTTCTACATCAATAGTTCGCCGTGCTCTACCAAGAAACATCGTTAGTTCCTCGGTATCTTGGATACCTCCTTCTTCATCTCCTACTAAGGTGAAGTCGGTAGGAGAGATATTCGAAAGTAGTTCTTTGTATGTATTATTTTCTTGGATTTTTTTATTTTTTTCCGAGATATTTTCAAAGTCTACTTGTAATGAACGTAATCGCGTCTCATCTTCTTCCGAAATTTTTGGTAAAATCAACTCTTCCTTTATGTTGATGCTATCCAATTTATTGTCATCGAGCCATTTTACTATGGTTTCACACTTGGCTTGTACTTCGGTAATTTTGGTATTTATCCCTTTATCAACTTCTCTGAAGACTTCGTAATACTTACCATACTCTTCAACTCCAAATAAGTCTACCAAAAACTTTTTTCTATTAGCATCAGTAGTTGTTAAGAACTGTAGGCTAGCATTTGTACTTTGATAAACTAACTGAGAAAACGTTTTGAAATCTAGCCCTAAAATACCTTCTAAAGTTTTATAGGTATTAGTAGCTGTATGGCTTGATATGTCTTCTTTACCTTTAAATAGTTTTACTTTAATAGTACCTCTACTTCTTCGTACTTCTATACGATAAGGTTCATTTTCCACAGCAAATTCAAGGAATATATTATATCCCTTATTAAATTCTCGATTCTGTATTTCAGCTTTCTTAATGCCTTTGGAATTCTTATTAAAAAGTACCTCTTCTAATATTAGAGGTATCGAAGATTTTCCTGCACCGTTTTTTCCTAAAAGCTGTGTTACAGTAGTATAATCTAAATCTATTGAATTATTACTACCATAACTAAAACAATTATCCCATTGCAATTTCTTTAGAGTAATCATGAAAAGTACTTAATACATCCTTAACTTTAGTTTCGTCTAATTCCAGAATATAACTTAGATATTCTACTAATTCTTCTTCTATTGTCATTTCTTTACTAAGAAGAAGTGCTGTTTCTGTCTTTCTCTTAATAACTTTTTTATCTAAGAGTTCTGTGTTGGCTACCGCGGATAAATCCGCCATATCGCCTTCTAATTCGTATATTGTGTGATGATAATCTGTAGGAACCATTTCTTCTTCAGAATTAACAGTTTTTCTTAATAACTGGGGTAAATCAAATTTATGCCAGCTCCATTTATCATTCTCTATAATTATATATCCAGTATCTACTAAGGTTCTATGAAACTGTGTTGTCATAGGGCTACCCGGGTATACTATATTTAACTGTGTATTTGTATGACTATGCAAATCTCCTGCAAAAATAATTGGAAATTGTGCAAATCTTTTTAAATCTACCTCAGGAGTTACATGAGGAGGAATCGCTCCCCGTACGTGAGTGAAAAGCGGCTTTCGTATACTAAAGTCTTTAGCGTGCCATTTTCCGTGTAGCTCACAATAGGGGAGCACTCCAAATTGATCTTCATTATGAATAGAATCTACAATCTCTATTAGTGGATTCACCTCCTTAGATGCTTTTTTCAATTGTGTTAGAAAAGTTTGATGTTTTTTTGTGGCTTCATGATTTCCATCGTATATTAGGGTACGAACCTCTGTGCCACTGATGAACTCAAAATATAGTTCTAATTCAGCCATAGAAGGAACCCGATCAAACAGGTCCCCTCCAATGACATGAAGATCAACTACTTCTTCTAATTCGTGAATTTTTTCAAAGAACTTATAATACCGTTTACGTGCCCATTCCTCAGGAACGTTTTTTTGGCCTACTTTTAAGTGCCAATCGGCAGTAAACAGTGTTTTCATTAGTAAGGCAAGTCCTCTTTTGCTAATTCATCTCCTACATCTTCTGGTAACTCCGAAGAACCTCTACTTACTCCTTCTAAAAACTCTCTTTGAGTGTCTGGAGTAGGTCGAGGAAGGAGTTCTTCCATAGACTTCAATCCTTCAATTAAAGCAAGCTCTTTCTTATCTAAAGAACGAACTTTGCATTTTAAGGCCTGTAATTGGTACTCAACGTTATATACGTTAGGTCCAGTTTTAACTCTTTTAAAGTTAATATCCCATCCAGTTTCTGTATCTGTAGGGTCCCCCAAGTCATCTGCAGCAAGCATTACTTGCTCAAGTAACTTCTTTTTAAGATTAAGAATCTTAACTTCTCCATTATGGATACACTGAATAGCGTATGCCCACCCACATTTCTTTTCTGGGTGAAATTTTCTAACCCAATCTGTTTCTGCATTATCGAAAGTCTCAGAGTTTCGATTAAATGCCAAACACTCCATTGGAATGTTTTTGTTGTTGTCTCCGGTTACCCAGTAAACGTATCTAGGAAGTATATCTCCTACCATTCGCACACTGTTGTCTCCGTCTACGTACTGGTATTGTACCAGTGATGATTTTTGGGCTGAACCCTTGGCGTCTCCAAATTTTAGAGCCATATTTTTCTCCTTGCGTCTTCATACTTAAAGTGGATGAGACCATCCTCTAAAGTAAGTAGTCTGTTGTTGTTAATAGCGTCTTCTTTTACGTTTGCGTGAAAGAAGTCTAGTGTTGTTGTATGTCCGTGAACATACTTAGCAAAACTACGATAACTCGCTAAAGAAAAGTACTGCATTATCTCAGCTACATCGTAATTATGTTTTTTATAAAAGATAATTTCTGCGTTCAATAAGAAAGAATCCCCTTGATAGTTTCTTTCAAAATATTTAAAGAGTACATCTTTTCTACTAGAAGGAACTTGTTTAAAAGTTAACCAGTGCATTATTGCAAAAATATCTTTGGTTTTCCTTTCTGTATCTTTTACGATCTTTTTCCAATTAAATAGTGTCATATATTATATCAAAGTCGGCTTGGAATGTCAAGAACTATTTTTCTATATGTTTTTGATTTCATATCCCTGCTTGAGGTAGTACCCCGTACGATTGTTAGCCTGTTTCCTAGCGGTATTCCCTTTTAAATTAATATCTACAATTATAGGGTCTTTCTTACCTTCTTTTATCCTTATTACTCGACCAATTAGCTGAGTTAATAATGGATCATTATTCACAGGAGTACCCAGTACTAGGCAACTTAGTGCATCTAATGAGACTCCCTCTGAAAATATTGACTGTGTACCAAACAACACATTTTTATCTTTGTTTATCAACTCCATCATAGCAGGTCTTTCTTCGTGTGGAGTTTCTCCTGTTATCACAATAGCACTATCTCCCACTAGATTGGCACACTTCTTTAAGAACTCTACTCTATCTCCTACTACTAAAACTTTATGCCCTTTTGCAGCATAGCCTGCAGCGATGATAGCTATTTCATGTTGGTACTCTTCATTATAAGCTAAATGATTTATCTTTTTAGCCCAAGGAGTGCCCCCGCCGTCCAAGAATCTAATCTCCGAATGGATGATATTTATCTTAGGCGGCATATAATTTTCTTTAGGTGGAGAGTACACTGTAGGGCTAAAATAATCCCTAAACACGACATGTTTCCCATCCTTTCTCTCGATTGTTCCTGATAGGCCAATCTTATATCTTGCTCGACATTTATCTACAATTTTCCTAAACGTCGGAGAGGATACATGATGCATCTCATCAAGTATGATTGTCCCGAATTCATTAGCTATGTCGGGCACTCGCCTTGTGAGCGTTTGGACATTGCCTATGACGATTGGACCTGTTAGGTCGAACTTTCCACTACCTATTATGGCAGGTTTAAATCCAAATACTTTTTCTACTTCTTTTTCCCACTGACTTCGTAGTGCTACTGTATGCACTATTACTAATGTTTTCTGTTTAAGTTTAGATGCTATTGCTAAAGCCGTAAATGTCTTACCCCAACTGACCCAAGCGTTAATTATACAGTTGTCTTCAATTGCGTCATAAACTTCTTTTTGGCTCGCACGTAATTCATAGCGAAAATCTGGGAAGTCTCTCGGCGCAAGAGTTCTTTTATCCGATATTTCATACTCCTCAGGTACTAAATCGAATCGACCTGTAGGAATTGTTATCATACCCTTTTTAATAATACCCATATTTTTAATAATCGTAGGTGGATCCATAGGATTATACGATGGTATAGAATAGGTTAACTCTTTATCAATAATAGCCTGAGTAGCAGGATCTATATTCATATAGATTTTATCGGAAACTACGGCTTTCATATCTTTCGTTTTGTGTCCTTTTTCATTTGTTCTGAAAACTCATACAACAACCACGGATAAGATTTTTCATATAATATACCTGCCCATAACATATCTGAATCAGGAGGTCTTGGTACTTCGAAGGGGAAATTAATATCTTCAATCCATACCAAACTCGCGGATTCTTTATTTTGTACTTTCTTTATTAGATGGTACTTTAAAGGAACCATACGCGATTTTTCATAGCTAAAAACCTGTCCTTTCTCATTTATAAATCTTTTAGCCGAAGACTTTAATAGAGAAGGAATGTCATGAACAGCTTTATTTAAAGGAAATATATTAGGATAAGGAGTACGAAGCCTCCTTCTACCTAAAGTAGATCCTGGTGTGTTTTTATCGTCTAAGCATTTTCCGTCTGCGAATAAAATTCCATCTATCTCTTCAATATCTGAAGTCTCAGGTAAAATAAATAGAGGGAAAGTTAAATCAGCTAAAAACATTTTAAAGAACTAAATCCCCGTACGTTTTCTCAAACTTACCAAAACTATAATCATTTCCTATGTCAAAATCACAGCCTATTGGAGCCCCGTCTATTACACAGTTTTCTCTTGGCTTTTGAACAAAGTACTTTAATTTTTCTTGATAGTGTTCAATTTCATGTTCTGGAACTTCTGCTAAAATTGAGTCATGTACAAGAGCAAAGATACGACTTTTTAAATCATGTTGTTTAATATGATTATTCATATCAATAGCTCCCAACAAATTAATATCACTAGCTGTAGACTGAACCAAAAAGTTAATTCCCGAGCGTACTTCGTGCGAAGCCACTCCCTTGTCAGTACTATGTACATTTGGCAGACGACGCTTACGACCAAAAATAGAATAAATATATCCATTACTCGATATCTCCATCTTTTTATCTTCTAGCCATTTCTTTAAGAACTTAAATTGATTAAAATAGTCATCAATTACTTCTTGTGCTTCTTTTACTGAAAAATATGTGCCAGAATCTTTAGTTACTTGGGCAGAAATTTTATGCGGTCCCGCACCATACATAATGCCAAAAGTCACAGCTTTAGCAGCTTGTCTTTTTACAGAATAGTATTCTGCTACTTCCTCTACTTCACAAGGTAGTCTGAATACTACTTTCGCTATGGTACTGTGAAAATTACCACCTTGTCTGAATACATCTTGAAGAGCCTTATCTTTAGCTAGTACTGCGGCTACATATACTTCTGCAGTTGTTAAATCCATAGCTACTATTTGGTGTCCTTCTTTGGCTTTTATGCATCCCTTAATAATCGGATTATCTCTAGGGATTTGTTGCATATTTAATTTACCGGAACTGCTAAGGCGACCAGAAGTAGTGCCATGAAGATTAAAATTGGTGCGGAGATGCGAATCCCGATCAAGTTGCGGAATGATCTTATCCAAGTAAGTATTTTTAATTTTACTCTTTTGCCTAATTTCCAAAATATGTTTTGGTACCTCATGTTCTTGTCCTAAATCCTGTAAGACTTCAGCATCAGTAGAATGTGCTCCTGTGCCGGTCTTTTTGCCTGTGGGTTTTAGCCCAATAAAATCAAATAGTAATTTTCTTAATTGAAGAGTACTATTTGGGTTAAATTCTTTATCTTGAAATTGTTCAAAAAGCCTAACTTCTTTGAACTGATTTAAACCTGCTTCAGCATTTTTAATATCTTCTTCCATTAATTCTTGTGCAATTTCTAGTCTTTTTCGATCAAAGGGAACTCCTTGATCTTGCACATCTTTTAAAAAGTTCATAGCAGGAATTAGAAGATTTTTATATACTCTTCTAATTTGTGGGTCTTTGTTTAGTTCTGTTTCAAAAACTCCATGTATTCTATAAGTAACAACTGCGTCCATAGCAGCGTATACTTGTATTAAATCAAACGGTATCATATCAAAGGTAAAATCTCCTTTTAATAGTCCGTTTCTTCTACAGTAGCTATCAATGAATTCGTACATTGGTTTTTCATAATCACCGTAGGGGGTGTGTCTTATTGCCAAGGTTTTTAAGCCATGATTGCCTGGAACTTCATTTAACATATAAGACATCAACATTGTATCTTCTATATTAGGAAATTCAAAATTGAAATGATACTCTAACATAGCCAAGTCAAATTTAGCGTTATGCATTATTACTTGTTTTTCATTAAATATAGATTGCATTAAATCAACAATTTCATCATTAACACATTCAGTACTTATATATACTCCTGTATCCTCTTCTACCGCTAAAGAAATGCCAAGAATATATCCATCCCGAGGATATAGTCCTGTGGTCTCAGTATCAACTGCAATTTTAGTACTTATATTAGCTTTTGCAGCTTTAAGCCATTCTAAGGCTTCTGTAGTGTCTGTGATGCCATAGAATTTAGACTCGTCAATCTTAACGTTTTCTAATTCTCCAGATATATAGCCTTTTATTTTAAATACTGCGTCTTCCCAGGTTTCTTTGGCTTCGGGTTTAAATGCTAACATACCTGGATTTATTACAGGTATAAATCTATCAGCGATTAATCTTCCACAGTGTTCTGTAATTGATTTTTCTTTTGTGAAATGATTCAGAGCTTCGGCACCTACTAATATAATAAATTCATAATCATCTATATTTATATCTATATCCACATCTCTTTTTAATATTTTCTTTTTAGTTTTGTCTGAGCACAGAGCAAACCTATCAAATTGAAAAGTATTTTCAAAATGACGAATAAAATCTGTCCTACTTTCTACTTTCTCTACTAACGCAACATTAACCATATAAAAATTCCTTTAAATCTTGTATTCTATCTGAAGTTAAATCTCCTGGGTCAGTTCCTACTGCTATAGGAACTATATCTGACGCTATATTGGCTTCTTCACATAAGTCTGCTACTTTCTCCGCAGCTTGTTGACCTGCAACGTCTCCATCAAAAAATATATGTATTCCTTTTACTCCTAGTATTTTTAACAAAGATACTTTATAAATATCCATATTATTCGTACCAAAACAGCAAACGGCATTTGTGAGTCCCTTATCTATAAGATTAAGAGCATCAAAGATGCCTTCTACTAGTATTATCGTACCTTCTCTAAGTTCCGGCATAGCTGGAAATAATGGCATTTTAACACCTTTTGGTTGTATCAGATATTTAGGATTTACGGTAGTATCCATAGCTCTTCCTAAAAATACTCTGATTTTACCGGACATATCTTTTATTGGAAATACTAATCTACTAACATACTCTTTCTCAAAATGAGTAAATGCCTCGAATTGGGCTAATGTATCAGCACTAATACCTCGAAAAGATCCTACATATCTAGTAGCATTTTCCGGTATTTTTAATCCTACATTTTCTGCACGAGTTTCGTTAATTTTAGCACGTATTTTATGTAAACGTATTTCTTTAGCACTTGGAGTTGTCCCGAAATGAGTAAATAGATTACCTCTAAATCCACAACTAAAACAGTGCATTACTCCCGTAACCTTGTCCACTCTTAGTGAAGGGTTACGATCATCATGATCTGGATTTAAACATTTAATCTGGAAGTCTTGTCCAGATATAGTGTAAATCAATTCTTGCTTATTTAAAAGTTCTATTACATCCATTGTTATATTATCTCAAATTTTAAAATAAATGTCAAGAAGTAATTTCATGTTTATACTCTTCTATTTCTGTAATTCTTGCTACCTTACTTGTTCGATTATTAACATAGGTAGTTGATAACCCTATCACTCTACTACCTCCTTCTTGTGTATAATCTCTGGCCCATTTATGGGCTAGATTACTATATGGAGTATGTCCATGATATACAGTAGTTACTCCGTCTCCAGTTATTATTTCCATTAAATATGTTTTC